GGACGGTCAAATAAAAAGATTGATAATAAATGTTCCGCCAAGACATATGAAGAGTTTAATTGTCTCTGTATTTTTTCCAAGTTATGCATGGCTGAAAGACCCCAGTTTATCTTTCCTCTTTAGTAGTTACTCTCATTCTCTCAGTATCCGTGACTCCGTTAAGTGTAGACGCATTATTCAATCACCCCCGTATCAAAAGGTTATAGAGGACAAACACGAGGGATTCAGGCTTACTGGCGACCAGAACACGAAGATAAGATTTGAGAATAATATGGGTGGGTATCGACTAGCTACTTCTGTAGATGGAGCACTAACCGGAGATGGCGGAGATATCATCGTGATTGATGACCCTCATAATGTAGTTGAAGGAGAATCAGAAGCTGTCAGAAACAGTACGCTCTCCTGGTGGGATGAAGCAATGAGCACACGACTCAATAACCCGAAGACCGGTTCTTATATCATTATAATGCAAAGAGTCAATGAGGAGGACCTCACAGGCCATATACTGGCAAGCAACCATGATGAGTATGACCATATATGCCTTCCTGCCAGATATGAAGGACATAACAGAGTAGTATCTACATTAAATAAAAAAGACCCTCGAAAGGTAGACGGTGATTTACTCTGGCCTGAACGTCAAGGCGAGAAAGAGCTTAACTCGCTGGAGAAGTCCCTCGGAGTCTATGGTACGGCAGGGCAATTGCAGCAGAGACCAGCGCCAAGAGAAGGTGGGATGTTCAAACCTCATGAAATGCCCGTCATGCTGATTGCTCCTGGCAGAGTGATAAGAAAGGTAAGATACTGGGACAAAGCCGGCACTAAAGACGGTGGAGCATATACTGCGGGCGTCTTATTAGGAGAGATGGATAACGGCATGGATATAGTAATGGATGTAGTGAGAGGTCAGTGGGAAGCTTTAGAAAGAGAACAGATAATAAAGCAGACTGCCCAGATGGATGGGACAGCTGTTCAGATAGGCCTGGAGCAAGAGGGCGGTTCCGGAGGAAAGGAATCAGCAGAAGCTACGGTCAGAAATCTTAAAGGATATAGAGTGATTACCGACCACCCGACAGGAGACAAGGCATTCAGAGCTGAACCATTTGCTGTCCAGGTCAATGCAGGAAACGTCTGTATGCTCAAAGGGGATTGGAACAAAGAGTATGTAAAAGAATTAGAGAACTTTCCGGTAGGCAAATATAAGGACCAGGCAGACGCCTCCTCTGGAGGATATAACCTAATGCATAATACAAAGAAAAGAGCCGGCACTTGGGGCTCTAAAAACATAAATAAATAAAAGGATATTATTATGACAAGAAGAAAACAAGAAATATTACCAGCAGTGGTAACAAACGAAAAGAAACAACAGATAATGATGAAGATGATTCATAATGTACAAGGCTCTGTTAATGATGCTCTGACCAGGGCTGGATATGCCGCAAAGTTGGGACAGAGTTATGGGAAGGATAGAGACCTATATGAAGCCCTTGGTTATCCGTACACTCTGACATATGATAGATACTATGGCAGATACCTCCGACAGGATATTGCCAGAAGGATAGTCAATGCTTTTCCAGATGCTACATGGAGAGGCAAACCGGAGATTATAGAGAAAGAAGAATCTGACGAAACCAAGTTTGAGAAAGAGTGGAAAACAATGGTCAAGGATTTGCGTGTATATCATTATCTTAGAAGAGCGGACAGATTGAGTGGTATAGGAAGCTACGGAATATTGCTGATGGGATTTGATGATGTAGCAGAAGCAAAGGATTTGAAGACGGAAGTATCATCTGCCAAGAAGCTCCTCTATCTGCAACCATACAGCCAGGTTAATGCAGAGATAAAAGAATTTAACAAAGATGCCAGCAATGAGAGATTTGGAAAGCCGGAGATATACTCCGTTAATGTGACAGCAGGAGAAGGTATGTCCGGGACCAGCATAGAAGTGCATTGGACAAGGGTATTGCATCTGGCAGATGATACCTTGGAATCAGACATCTACGGAACGCCAAGACTCCAGCCGGTATATAATAGGATGCAAGATTTGGAAACAATTGTTGGCGGTTCTGCTGAGATGTTTTGGCGTGGAGCTTATCCTGGATTATCATTCGAAGCAGATAAGGAAACCAATCTGGATGCACAGAGCATGAGTGATTTGGAAGACGAGATTAAAAACTATATGCATGGTATGAATCGATTCCTCAGACTCCAGGGAATAAAAACCAATCAGTTGAATCCCACTATTGCTGACCCTGATAAACACGTTGAGGTTCAATTAAAAATGGTAAGTTCTGTCACTCAGATTCCGGTAAGGATATTGACTGGTTCGGAAAGAGGGGAGTTATCATCTACAGAGGATAAGGAAAATTGGAATGATAGGGTAGATGAAAGAAGAGTGGATTATGCAGAGCCTATGATTTTGCGTCCATTCATTGATGCCCAGATGAAAGCCGGTACTTTGTCAACAGTGAAAGACTACCTGGTTAAATGGCCGGATATAGATGCTTCCAGTGAGAAAGAGGTTGCAGAAATTAATGAAATAAGAATCAAGATTGTCAAGGATTATATGACAAGTGGTGCTGATACGATAATGCCTCCTGTTAAGTTCCTGGTCAAGTTCTTGGACTGGGATGAAGAAGAAGCAAAATCGGTTACCGCTGAAGTTGAACATACGATGGCAGAAGAGCAAGAGCAGATTATGGCAGATGAGAAAGCCAAAGCAGAAGCGGAGCTTGCCTTTGCAAAACAGACTGGAGCCAGACCACCAGCACCAGTGGGAGTGTAAATGAGCAATCTAATAACACAAAGCAAATTTTATGCACATGCCGAGGATTGCGGTTGCGGAGAACATAGCAATATCACAACCAACAAAGCTCTGCAATATGACCCGACCAGAACCATAACTCTAAGAAAGCAATTCTCCGCAGATATGTACAATCGGTTTAGATTGCTCAAGGGCATGGTTAATGAGCTAGTTAATAAAATGGATGTGTTTGGATTAAGACCACAACCCCAGGTCGGTCTGTTTGATAATGCTCTTGCTCCTAAAGCTTTTCTTTTCAAAACAGATGCTGAGAAGGTAAATGATTTTATGGGCTGGCTTAATGAAATGGAGGATAAGCATATTCTGGAAGTCACTGCCAGGAATGGTAGGAGAGTTGTTGCCAGGAATGAGTGGGAAAATATTTATATTGGTTCGGCATATAAGAAAGGTATAGAAAGAGGATATACAGAATTGAATAAAGTGGGAGTTCAGATAGAGGGGGCATTAGGCTCCTCGTTCTTTGCCCCGATTCATGCCGAAGCCGTAGGATTGCTTTATACAAGAGTATTTAAAGAACTCCAGGGAGTCACAGAAGCTATGGACCAGCAAATCAGCAGGACTCTTGCTCAAGGGCTTGCTGAGGGGCTAGGACCTTATGATATTGCCAAGGACATAAATAAGGTAGTAGATAATATTGGAATCGTGAGGGCTAGGACAATCGCCAGGACAGAGATAGTGAGGGCGCATCACATGGCTACAATCAACGTTTATAAATCTGCCGGAATATTGGATATAAAAATATTGGCAGAATGGGATACAGCGAAAGATGCCAAAGTCTGTTTCCTCTGTGCTCCATTAGAAGGTACGATATGGCCATTGGTGCAGGCAGAGGGAATGATACCAAGACATCCTAATTGCAGATGCGTAGCGTTACCCTATATACCGGATACCAAAGAATTTAAGGATGATAAGGGCAAGACTCCCAATCTAAAGAAAGCTGTTGCGAAATCTGTCGGCAGAGAAAAGAATAGTACATGGGCAGGCGGTGCCGCAGTATTGACAAATGAAATTATATCCGGAGAGATTAAGAAAGGTAATCTCCTGGCTACTCTGACAGACGGCACAACTGTCAATTTTGGAAAGCTACATATACCATCTGGTCCCAAAGGAGAAATAGGTCCCAGGGGTGTGCAAGGTAGACCTGGAAAAGATTAATGCCCAAATCCGTAGGTTTGAGTACAAACATTATTTTATATAGCAAGGTGGATTATATTAATAAATAAGGAGAAAACGTAATGGCAAATGAAATCAGGACGAACGAATTCCAATCCATTAGAACTAACATGAGTGCTCTTGTCCGAGAAGAAACTCTGGAAGGTGAGCCAAGATTGGCAATCCCGGTTATCTTAATGGTAGAGGGAGTTCATAATGGCATTCTATATACCGCAGAGGAATTAGCAAAATTCCCTGAAGCATGGAATGGAAGACCGGTACCAATATATCACCCCAAAGACGCCAAGACAGGCGCCCCTATCTCCGCAAATGCTCCCAAGATAAAAGAAAAGAGAGTTACGGGAGAAATATTCAATGCTCATTTTGAAGACGGTAAATTAAAAGCAGAAGCTTGGATAGACCCCGTCAAAGCAAATAAGATAGATGCCTCAGTAATGACTAAACTCGAAGCAGAAGAAATGCTGGAAGTCTCTACTGGCTTATATATGGACTATGAGACAAAAGCGGGTGTTTGGAATGACGAAAGTTATTCTGAGATTGCTTTGAATTTCCGTCCTGACCATTTAGCAATACTTCCTACGATAGAAGGAGCGTGCTCTGTTAGAGATGGAGCAGGGATGCCTAGAATCAATGAGAAAGATACACAAACTGTGGGTGCAATGTCCAGAGTAAAACAGCTTTTCCAGAAAGGCCTGGATTGGTTGAGCACTAACGAACTGTCCCATGATGATATTCGTTTTGCTCTTCGTAATCTGGTTTCTGAAAAAGTATCAATCAATCCCAACCAAGGAGATTATATCTTTGTAAG